CGGCTCGGCGTGGAGCTCCGTCCGCAACTTCGCCACGTCGCTGGTCAACGCGGCCAAGTCCGTGATGGGCTTCTCCGTGCCGGACGAGGGACCGTGGTCCGGTGCCGAGAAGGGCGGCGAGACCTCGGGACGCCACCTCGGCGAGAACTTCGCCCACGGCATGCTCGAGGCCCGCGCCGACGTGAGGGACAGCGCCAAGCGCCTCATGGCCACGGCGCAGCTCGACGGCAACGTGGCCTACACGGGCAACGGCGGCACCAAGACCACCGTGGTCAACAACTACTACTCGCTGGGCGACGTCAAGATCGACGCCTCCTCGATAAACGAATTCATGACGCTAAACGACTTCTTCCAGACCGTCCGCAAGGCGAAGGCAGGGATGTAAATGGCATGGGGCAACGAGGTCTGGCCTACGGGCCAGACCGCCTGGAACACATATATCGAGTGGAAGATCAAGGAGTACGGCGAGAACTCCTGCTACGTGCAGGTCAAGTACAGCTCCTACGTCAAGTGCGGCGACATGCGGGGCACCATCGTCAACCGCTCGTGGGGCGGCCAGTACCGCATGTACGGCCCCGGCTGGTACGGCGACAGCGGCTGGCTCGACGTCGGCTGGGTCAACTACGGAGACCCCGTCACGCGCGAATGCTCGGCGTGGTACACGGGCTACTCCGGCACCTTCCGCAAGTCGACGTGCAGGGACACCTTCAGGCCCTCGGCCCCGGTATGGACTCCCCAGACGCCGAGCAACGCCAAGGCCGTGCGCAAGTCACAGACCCTGAACGTAATCACGTGGACGCGCAACACCACGGCCGCCCGACCGTACGACGGCATCTACGTCGACCGCCAGACCGACGGCGGCGAGTGGGTGAACATCGCCAAGCCCGGCGGCGACAAGACCGAGTACAGCGACGACACGGTGCGCCCGAACCACACGTACCGCTACCGAATCGGCGCATACAACACGGCCGGAAACGCCGGTGGCCACTCCTACACCGAAACGCTGCGCAACCCGCCGGAGAAGCCCGCAGCGCCGAGCGGTGCCAAGGTGGAGCGCCTTAACGACGAGAAGAACCTCGTCACGTGGGCCAACCACGCCACGGACGAGGCCCCCTACTCCGAGGTGCGCATCGAGCGCAGCACGGACGGGGGCGGCTCCGTCCAGATCGCCCACGTGAGCGGCTCCGCCTCGTCCTACACAGACCCGACGTGCTCGGCCGACCACTACTACCGCTATCTGGTCCGCGCGTACAACGAGAGCGGCTACTCCGAGCGCGTCATGACCGACCGCACGTTCAACACGCCGTCCGCGCCGTTCAAGCCGAGCGGCCAGCGCACGGGAGACACCTCCGTCGAGCTGACCATCCCGAACCTGTCGCGCACCGCGAGCGCCACCGAGATTCAGCGCTCGCGCGACCGCAAGGACTGGACCACCATCGCCACGGTGACCGGCAAGGCCCTGTCGTTCGGCGACAACCCCGGCGGCGGCACGTTCTACTACCGCGCGCGCAACTTGCGGGGCAGCCTCGTCTCCGCGTGGTCCGAGCCGTCCGAGGCGATCGTGACGATCTGCGCCCCGGCGGCACCGACGCTCCTCACGCCGACGAGCGGCCAGGTGCTGCTCGTCTCGCAGGGCATGGTCACGTTCACGTGGCACCACAACCCCATCGACGGCTCCGCGCAGAGCGCCGCCGAGGTCCAGTACTCCACGGACGGTGCCTCGTGGAAGACGGTGACGGCCGCGACCGCCCAGAGCGCGAGTGTGCCGAACTTCCCCCTCAACTCCACCGTCTACTGGCGCGTGCGCACCAAGGGCGTGCACGCCGACTTCGGCCCATGGTCCGGCAACAGCTCGTTCTACGTACGGCAGCCCCCGCAGCTCGCCTTCGACGCGCCCGGCCAGACCGTGCGCAACGTGCCGGTCGGCGTGAGCGTGCAGTACGTCGACGCATCCGGCGCGCTCGCCGCCATGGCCGTGGCCATTACCGATATGGGCGGCAACGTGCTCTACGAGGAGGCGCTCGGGACCTCCACGGCCACGAGCGTCACCAAGGACGAGTGGATGCCGGAGGACGGCGGCGAGTACCGAATCGTGGCCACGGCACGAAGCACGAGCGGCCTGCAGTCGACGGCCTCCATGCCCTTCCACGTGGAGTTCGAGCTGCCGCGCCGCGCCTCCCTCCGCATCGAGGCCGACATCGAGCGCGGATACGCCGAGCTGCAGTGCATCGTCGACAACAACGACGAGGGGCAGGACGTCGAGAGCCTTAGCATCTGGCGCGTCACGCGCGACGGTGAGAGGCTGATCGCCTCCGACCTGTCCGACGGCTCCTCGGTGGTCGACCGCTACGCTCCGCTGAACACCGAGTACAGCTATCGCGTGGCCGCCTACGCGGCCTCGGGCGCATCGAGGGCGACGGAGCACCCGGGCAGCATCAAGACGCCCTACTGCTTCGTCTACTACGGCGACGGCCTCATGGCCCGCGCGCAATTCGACCCTACCGAGCAGCGCAACCTCGAGCGCGCCAACCGCACGCTCGTGCGCTACGCGGGCAGGTCCCACCCCGTCCTATACGACGCGGGGGGCATCAGCGACACCCGCCCCCTGACCGCGCACGTCATAGGCGAGGAGGAGGTGCGCGCCTTCGAGGACCTCATCCTCTACCCGCGCGCCATCTTCAAGAGCGTGGCCGGTGACGTGTTCCACGTCGCCGCCGACGTGAGCGTGAACCGCGACCTGTGCATGCCCACGACGCACGCCGACATCAGCCTCTCGCTGACGAGGGTGGACGGTGAGGCCCTGTGATCTGGACAGGTTTCCGGCAGGAGTCGTACATCTACCGCCGGGTCACGTGGCCCGGCCTCGTCGAGGCCGAGGACTACGGCATGTTCACGGGCGGGCGGCTCACGCACTCCGCGCTGTCGCAGCTCCGCTCCCAGGGCACGCTCGACTTCTCCGGCAGCGCCATACCCGACGAGCACGACCTCGTGCGCGTGTACTACCAGATGGAGGACGAGCGCGGCGAGGCGGGGACGTTCGCCCTCGGGACGTACTTCTGCAGCATCGGCACGCCGAAATACAACGGGCCGCTGGTATCCGGCAGCGTCGACCTCGAATCGACGCTGCGCCTTGCGGTCAAGGGGAAGTACGGCCGCTACTACACGGTGAAGGCGGGGACCAACGCGGTCGCGCACGCCGACGGCATCTTCAAGCGCCTCGGCCTCCGGACGAACGAGCCGCGCTGCGACTACGTCCTGCCGAGGGACGTGGTGTACGGGCCGGACGACAGCTGGCTGAAGATAGCCAACGACCTCCTCGCCATGGCCGGGTTCGCATCGGCCTACCCGGATGCCTACGGCGTCATACAGATGGTCCCGTACGTCGAGCCGCAGGCGCGCAAGCCGGTGCGCACGTTCAACGACGGCGAAGACTCCATCATGCTCCCCGAGGTATCCAGATCGGACAACGCGGACGACATCCCCAACGCCGTGTACCTGACCTACGAGACGGAGGAGGAGAGCCTCTGGGCCGTGTGCCGGAACACCGACCCAAACTCCCGCGCGTCCATCCCGTACAGGGGCTACGAGGTCCCGCTCGTCGACCAGGTGACGGAGCTCACGGGCGCTACCAAGGAGGAGCGCCTAGATGCCCTCAAGGCCAAGGCCAAGACGAAGCTCGTGGACAACTCCTCGTCCATCGAGTACGTCGAGTGGGGCCACCCGTGGGTGCCGCTGCTGCCCAACGACGCGGTCGGCATCGACTATCTCACCGCCGGGCTAAATTGGCGCGGTGCGATAACGGAGCAGGAGATAGAGGTCGGCGGCCACTGCGCGGTGACGGGCAAGGCCCGCCGCTTCATCCGCTCCGGCTTCGTCACCGAGACGGAGGGAGGGTCATGGTAAGCGGCCACGAGCTGTACGAGCTGCTGTTCGGCGGAGGCGGTGCCAAGGAGTCCCACACGTGGGGCACCGTCGCCGCAGTCAACCAAGACGGGACCGCCGACGTGCGGCTCAACCCATCCATATCGACCACCTGCACGTGCCTGGCCGAGGTGAAGGCCGGGGACCGCGTGCTGGTGCTCGTGTTCAAGCAAGGAGCAGTAGTGCTCGGGAAGGCGGTCTAGATGCTCATAGACCTCACGCTCGACATCGAGAAGGGCACCAACCGCTTCTCGACGCTCGACAACCCCATCACGCTTCGGCAGCAGGACGCCGAGGCGTACGTGTTCAACGTCAACCTGCGGCAGGGAGGCGCGGTGCTCGACCTCACGGGCATGACCGTGCGCTTCTACGCGCTGCGCCCGGACGGCGGGAAGGTCATCGACGGCGAGAACGTCGCGGTGCTCTCCGCGCCCGACGGAATCGTGCAGTACACCGTCCCCGCCAAGCTCACGCAGGCGGCGGGTGACATCCCGACCTCGTACATCCGCATCAGCTCGGGCGACTGGTCGGCATCCACGGGCAACATCGCCATCAGGGTCGTGCCATCGGTGGCCATCGAGGCCACGGGCGGCGACTACATCCCCGAGATCGACCACCTCATCAACGCGCTCGAGGCGCAGCGCGTCACCTACGGCAACGCCGAGGACATGCGCGCGTCCGAGTGGCAGGCGATCATGGACGAGGTTATCAACGCGCGCGGACGGGCTGACGCCGCGGCAGACCGCTGCGTGGCCGCGCTCGCGTCGCTCAAGGTCGGCTACGACGACCTGACGGACGACGCGAAGGAGAAGATCGCCGCGATGGCGAGCGCCGGAGTGGTATTCGCCACGCACGCGGAAATCGACGAGGCGTACGAGTCCATCATCGCCCCGGCAATCGGCACCGACACGGTCCTCGACGGCCTCACCCAGGAGGACTACGACTACGCCTTCGGCAAGGTTTTCGGCCAGTAAAGGAGAAATAATGGCAGTACAGGTAAACAAGGTCATGACGTTCGGCGACACCGTCGACCTCATCACCAAGGTGCACAAGGCATCGGCGAACCCCGTGGCCGTCGCGCCCCACTACGACGGCACCAAGGGCGAGTACGACAACCTCGGCGAGTGGTTCAGCCTCCGCCGTGACGGCAAGGTGTACGGTGTCGACATCCCCGAGTACACCTACTCTAACGACCCCAAGGGCATCAAGACGCGCGACAACGTCGGCCTCGTGTGCCAGCCCGCCACCAACACCACGGCGGGCCGCGACGACTACTCCAAGCTCAACGCCTTCGAGTACTTCACCGTCAACGGCACGGTCGACGACAACGGCAAGTTCCACTGCACGGCAATGAAGGGCGACGGCCACTTCAGGGCCGACGGCTCCAACGGCGACGTCTGGGTCATGGTCTGCCCCGGCTACTACAGCATCACCCGCAGCAACGGATACAAGCGTCTGCTCTACTCCGACACCAAGTACGAGGGCATGAGGCCGCTGCCGGGCCAGAAGTACGCCGACGGCACCGAGCGACCGCTCCTCGTGCTCTCGCCCTATCTCGCGTGGTGCGATTCCAACAACGTCCCCCACAGCTACTCCGGCAAGGTCCACACGTTCCAGTTCGGCTCGCACGACACCGGCATCAGCTACAGCAAGAAGAAGGGCGCGGGCTACACGGGCCGCACCGTGGCGGACAACTTCTACCTCCAGCTCATGCTCATGCTCAAGTACGCCACGCAGGACCTCCAGAGCCTCGGCGGCTGCACCGACTACGCGAATCAGTACAAGGTCCTCGAGGCCGAGACCGGCGTGAACCGCGTGCTCCTGCCGAAGGCGGCGGCCGACTACTTCCTCGTCGGCTCCACGCTGAACTGCGGACCGAACAGCGACCGAGGCGCGACCGCAGGCCAGTCGACGTTCGCCTACCGCACCGTCACCAAGATCGAGACGATGAGCGACCGATGCGCGGTCTACGTCGACGGCGCACCGTTCACCACGGCCGTCGACGACTACGTATCCGCGATGCCGTGGAAGACCGGAACGTGCGACAACCTGCTCGGCACGGACGGCTACCCGCTCGCGGGCAAGCCCAAGCAGCGCCAGCCGTACCGCATCCAGGGCATCGAGGTGCTCTGCGGAGCGTACGAGCCGCTGTGCGACGTGATCGTGAATCAGGTCAAGACGTCGGCCGACGAGGGCCACTGCGAGCTCTACAAGTGCTTCGATTCGCGCAAGTACTCCTCGGCCCTCGACGCCAACCACGTCAAGCTCGACCTCGAGCTGCCCGCGCGCGACAGCAAGACCAACGGCCAGTGGATGTACAACGAGGACTGGCAGGAGTCCGCGAAGTGCCCCGGCCTCCTCGTGCCTACCGGTTCCAAGGGAACCTCCACGACGGGCACCTGCGACGCGATTTATTCCGACCCGATCTCATCTCCCGGCCTGCGAGAGCTGCTGTGCTTCGGCGCTCTCTGGCATGGGTCTTTGTGCGGTGCCTTCTTCGGCTATTCGAACGACGGGCTCGGCGGCTACTGGTGGGCCTCTGGCGGTCGGCTATCTGGCCTGGGGGTCACCATGGCCTAGCCATGGTGCGGGGGTGAAGCGCAAGCGAGGGGGCAGCGCCCCCTCATCACCCCTCCCAGGCCCCTTGGGGGTTCTCGGCGGTAGCCGCTTGGTTCTCGGCCTTCTGCAGTGCTTCGGCAATCTCAGGAATGGGTCTATGTACGGTGCCTTCTACGGCAATTCGAACAACAGGCTCGGCAACTACAGGTGGAACTATGGCGGTCGGAAATCTGGTCAAACGCGGAACACGCTCGTCGAGTCCACCCGCTTCGAGCGGGCATGCCCCGTCAACTGACGAAAATATCAACCCCACGGCGTTTGGTAGCCAAACGGCGAAGAACGCCAAAACCAGATAGGAAACAATGAGGCGTTACTGCAAGCGCGTGGACATCGAGGACGAGGGCTTCTGCCTCGTCGCGGTCCGCGACTTCCTGCGAGGCAAGAGCGGGCGCAGGGAGGTGCAGGCGCTTCTGGACGAATACGGAGGCGAGGAGGAGCTGGCGCGCTCCCTCGCCGCCGAGATACGCGAGCGGCGCGTCACGGTCGCACCCATCCAGTACTTCAACCGAATCGAGCCGATCAACGGCAAGCACCGGATAATCGGGCGCGAGACGCCGAAGCACCAGTGCTTCGACTACATCGCGGTGAACGGTCTAGCCGAGATGCTCATGGCCAAGATAGGCGACTACCAGACGGCCTCCATACCGGGGCGCGGCCAGATATTCGCCAAGCACGCCATCGAAAAGTGGATACGCGAGCCGAGGGCCAAGTACTTCATAAAGCTGGACATCCGCAAGTTCTACCCGAGCATCGACCAAGGCGTGCTCCGCGCCATGCTCGCGCGCGACGTGAAGAACGAGGCCCTGCTCTACCTCGTCGGCGTCCTCCTCGACCAGTTCCCGCACGGCCTGAACATCGGCTCGTTCCTAAGCCAATATCTGGCCAACTACTACGCCTCGCGCGCGTACCACTACGCGCAGGAGCGCCTGCGCAAGACGCGCGTGAACAGGCGCACGGGCGTGGTGACGGACAAGCGCCTCGTGGACCACGTGCTGTTCTACATGGACGACATCCTGCTCATGGGCCACGACAAGCGCGACCTCAAGATGGCCGCGCGCCGCCTGTCCAAGTTCGTGAGGGACGAGCTGCACGTCGAGCTGAAGCCGTGGAAGGTGTGCGCCGTCGACAAGGAGCCGCTGGATATGGTCGGCTTCGTCTTCTACACGTACAAGACCACCATCCGGCCGGGCATCTTCCTGCGCGCCAGACGGGCCTTTATGCTCGCCGGGCGGTCGGAGGTCATACCGCTGCCGCTGGCCCGGCGCTGCATCAGCTACTACGGCTACCTGAAACACAGCTGCAGCAAGGGAGTTATCGAGAAATATCACGCCGAGGATACATTCGCACGGTGCAAGGACGTCGTGAGCCTTGCCGAGACCGAGAGGAGACTCGATGAGAGTTTATTCGACGGCGGAGCTTCAGGCCGTGGACTACCACGAGCGCCCGGACGGCTTCGCGGACATCAGGCTGCGCCGCAACATCCAGAAGGTGACGCGCGAGCAGATCGACCCTGCCGGAGAAGCCACCGTGGAGTGGCAGGCTGACGAGCAGTACGTCCTCGCCGCCATCTCGAAGGACGAGGCCGCCGAGGCGTTCGACCAGCTCTGGGAGCAGGCCGTGCGCGACGGCATGACCCTCGACGAGCGAATCGACGAGACCGAGCAGAGCGCCAGCGATAGCGGCGACGCCCTCGCGGAGCTCGGCGACATGGTCGCGGAGCAGCAGTCGGCAATCGAGGACCAGGAGGCCGCACTGGCCGAACTCGGCGACCTCGTGGCAACCATCAAGGGAGGTGAGTAGCAATGGCGAAGATCTATTACCGCCAAGTCAAGGCCGGAAAGCGCACCGTCGACGAGGTGCCCGAGCTTTGGCGCGAGAAGGTGCAGAAGATGCTGGACGAGGAGGCCTGATGCTCTCCACCGTTATCAGCGGACTGACGCTCGCGGTGGTGACGGGCCTCGCCGGGTATCTCGGCAGGCAGCTGCATGACATCCGCAAGGAGTACTCGGCCGTCATATCCGCGCAGCGCTCGCAACTAAAGGCCTCCATCGTGCGCAGCTACGAGGAGGCAGAGGCCCGGGGCTACATCACGGCCATGGAGCTGGACACGCTCAACAAGCGCGCCGACAACTACGCGCTCCTCCACGGGGACACGTACATCGAGACGATCAGGGCGCACGCCAACACCATGGACATACACGGCAGCATCCCCGAGCACACGCACCCAGAGAACCACAATGGTTAGGAGCAACTATGAACAAGGACGCGCTCAAGCGCTGGCTCATCGCCGCAGGAGTCCGCGCCGTGAAGACGGCGGCCCAGACGGCCGTGACGCTCATCGGCTCGACCGCCGTGGCCATCACGTCGCTCGACTGGGGCCAGATCGCGGCCGTGGCCGCATGCACCGCAGTGGTATCGGTACTCACCTCAATCGCCGGAGTCCCGGAGGTCGAGGAGGGTACCTCGCCGTTTGCGATGCGGCACTAGCGCTACTCGCGGCATCCGTGCTCGTCTTCCTCTCTCTCGAGCTGGGGATGCCGCAGGTGCGGACGGCCGGGAAGGCGATACCGACCGTCTACGACAAGGACGCCCTAGCGCAGGTCCCGACCTACCTCCAGACGGACGAGCGCTGGGGCGCTCTCCCCTATGCGGGGGACGACATCGCCACGAGCGGCTGCGGCCTCACAAGCGCGGCCATGGCGTACACCCGCCTCACGGGCGAGGGGTGGACGCCGCTGCGGCTCGCGCTGACCGTCGGCGACACGTGCACCACGGACGGCCTGAACGACATGCAGAAGTTCTGCTCGTGGATGCGTGCGAACGACGGGAGCCTGTCGAGCACGGGCCTGCTCTACGACCAGCAGGAGGCGCTCGGGTATGCGGAGCGCGGCTGGATGGTGTTCGGCTCCATGACCGGCCAGCTCCACGAGGGTGGCAGGGCCTACGGGGGCCACATCGTGCTCATATGCGGGTGGGACGGCGGCACGGCCGACATCCGCGACCCAGACGAGGGACAAGTGAATCTGAACACAGACGAGTTCGCCAGCGTATCGTGGGCGTACTTCATCGCTATAGGGAGTGATTGACGGTGCAGGGCATCGACATCAGCAACTACCAGAGGGGCATCGACCTCGACAAGGTCCCGTTCGACTTCATGATCTGCAAGGCGACCGAGGGCACCGGAATCGTCCACGACACCTGCGACGGCTTCGTCCAGAAGGCCAAGGCGCTCGGGAAGAAGTGGGGCTTCTACCACTTCCTGAACGGCGAAGACCCGGTGAAGCAGGCCGAGTTCTTCGTATCGCAGACCAAGAACTACTTCGGCAACGGCGTGCCCGCGCTCGATTACGAGATGTACGGCATGGTCCACGGGGCCGCAGGTGCCAAGAAGTTCCTCGACCGCGTCCATGAGCTGACGGGCATCCGATGCGCGGTCTACATGAGCCGCAGCGTATGCACCGAGGACGACTGGAGCGCCGTGGCCAAGGACCACCCGCTGTGGGTCGCCCAGTACGCCAACACGGAGCGCACGGCATACCAGGCGACCCCGTGGCTGCCCTCCGGCGGCTTCGGCGCGTGGAACGAGTGCGCGCTCCACCAGTACAGCTCCAACGGCCGCCTCGACGGATACGCCGGGCCGCTCGACCTCGACATCGCGCACCTCGATGCGGACGGCTGGGACAGGGTGGCGAACCCCAAGGGCCTGCCCGTGCCCGATGCCAAGCCGAGCGGGACGGTCCCGCAGCCGCAGGAGACGGCGCTCGAGCTGGCCGCCCGCGTCATGGACGGCACCTACGGCAACGGCGACGCGCGCAAGAAGGCGCTCGGGGACCGCTACGACGAGGTGCAGGAGTTGGTGAACTACGTCCTGAAGACGGGGGCCACGGAGCTGGCCGACGCGGTAATCCGTGGGCAGCTCGGCAGCGGCGAGCTTCGCAAGCGCGTGCTCGGCGGGCGCTACGCGGAGGTGCAGGGCGTGGTCAACGACCGCCTCGGGGCGTCGTCCAAGAAGACCTACACGGTCAAGAGCGGCGACACGCTCTCTGGCATCGCCGCCAAGTACGGCACGGACTACCGGACGCTGGCCAAGGCGAACGGGCTGGCGAACCCGAACGTGATCTACCCCGGCCAAGTGCTGGTGGTTGGATAGCCAAAACAAAAAAGGGGAGGCTCCTCGCGGGGCCTCCCCTTTTTCAGTAGTTGCTATTTTAGGCGGCCCGAGAAAACCTGATGAACACGGAGCGCCCGAGCGCCAGTACCTGGGTTCGACTATCTTTGCAAATGGGGCACCAACCCGAAAATGTGCGAACCCGTGCGATGCTAAGTCGTGCGGGTTCGTTGCGTTCATCGTCGCAGTAGAGCGTGGCCACGCACTCCTCCGGCGTCACCATCACCTGATATACAAAGGAATCGAGCACGGCCGCGTCGTCCATCCCGCCGCCGCACTGGAGGAAGTCCGCGAACTCCTCTGGGTCGATGCGCGCCTCGTCATAGGAGGCCAGATCGCGCTCGGCGCGGGCCTTCTGGGCCTGAAGCTGGGCAATGCGCTCGGTGAACTCCGGCATCACGATGCCCTGTTCAATCGCCGCCATGATGTTCTGGAGGCCGTTCTCGGCCTTGCGCTTCGAGGCCATGGCCCGCCTGCGCGCGTCGGCTATCTCCGGCTCCGGCTCGTCCCAGAGCATGTGGGAGATGCGGAGGGCCGTCTCGCGGTCGCGCAGCATCCCCCTGATGGCCTCGGCCAGCTCGTGCTCGAGCCAGTCGCGCCGGACGGGCTTGGCCCCGCAGCGGCAGCCGTAATACTCGTACTTGACGTTCTTCTTGCCACGGCCCGACGTCCCGGCCATGTTGTGGCCGCACTCCGAGCAGATCGCCCTGCCGGACAGCGCGAACGTGCCCCAGTCCTCCGAGGCCCGGCGCTTCTTCGGCTTCACCTCCTGGGCCATCGCAAAGGTCGCCTTGTCGATAATCTGGGGCATGCCGCCGTCCACCTCTATGCCTCCCCACGAGTAGAGGCCCGTGTACTTCCTGTTGTGGAGCATCTGGTACACCATCGAGTAGCCGCACGGCCTGCCCGTCCTCGTGGTCACGCCGCGCCGCGCGAAGTCGCTGGCGATGGAGTCGACCGGCTCGTGGTCGCAGGAGCGCCGGAACGCCTCGCGCACTATAGCGGCCTCGTCCTCGTTCACAACGTACTCGTCGTCCTCGTTCCGGCCGTAACCGTAGACGCGCACGCCGTTGGTCTTGCACTTGAGGGCGTTGCCCTCCATCCCGCGTCTCGTCCTCATGGAGGTCTTGACCGATTCCACGGCTGCGAGGCCCTCGTATATCTTCTCGATCAGGATGCGCTCGGGGCCGTCCGGCATGGCCTCCATGGCCGATACGACCTCGACGCCCCTCTTGCGCAGCTCGTGCTTGTACGCGGGCGCGTCGTACTCGTCGCGCGAGAAGCGGTCCATCATATAGACGAGCACGATGTCCGATTCCCCGGCGTTCGCAATCATCTTCTGGAACTGGGGGCGGTCGTCGCTGCGGCCGCTCATGGCGTAATCGGAGTACTCCCCTACGATGGCGTAGCCCTCGCGCGCGCACCAGTCACGGCAGACGCGCAGCTGGTCGTCAATCGAGGCCTCGCGCTGCTTCGAGCACGAGAAGCGGGCATAGATAACCGCAGTCTTTATCTCTTCTGGCATAATCGAATCGCCCCTCCAACGGGCGGCTATCTGGCAGACCCCATCCCTCGCACCATAAGGCGGTGGGGTCTAGTAGTCTTCTTTGCCGAGTGCATATCTAAGGTCGTCGATGGCATCGAGCGCATCGTCGCCGTTGTTCAGCGCAAGGTATGCGGCAACGCACTGGATTGAGTACATGATCTCCTCGTCGTTGCTGCAGTCATGGTTGTTTGCATCGCGAGCCTTGACGCAAATCGTCGACAGCTTTGTTTTGAATTCATCGCTAAACAGCTCGTTCTTGGCGAGGGCCTCGTCTATCAGGTCCAGAGCTTCGCAGCCAACCGAATATTCCTCCTCCGACGTGTTTGCCGGAATCTCATCTTCAGAGCATCCAGTCAGCGGTGCAATTGCAGCGGTGGCGATTAACGCCATTAAGTTTCTTCTGGTAATCACGGTCATTCATCTCCCTGCGATGCTCGCAATTCGCGGGCAACAGCCAATAGGACCTTCTTGTGCGGTGCCGTCAAGTCGTGGTACGCGTCCACCAAAACGCGCTCGTCGGTTGAGATCGGCGCAAGGTCGCTGCTCTCGCCATAGAAGTCCGCAATGCCAACACCGAAGAGCCTGCACAGCTTAATCATGGCGTCCGCGTCCGGCTGGCCATGTCCAACCTCCCACGCGCTAACGGTCTTCCCGCTTTTGCCGACGGCCACCCCAAGTTCATCAACTGATACGCCTCGTTCTTTTCTAAGTTGCTTCAATCGACGCGCGATCCTTCTTCTGGCAGTGTCGTCTTGCGCTCCATCGTCGGCCGAAATTAGCTCGTCGATTGTTACGTCATACATATCAGAAAGCTGCTTCAACATGGAAACAGGCGGCCTTCGAACTCCACGTTCGTAGTTTGCGTACGTTTTCTTTGGAATGTTCAGGCGTGTAGCGACCTCCTCTTGAGTCAAGTGAATTCTTCTCCGCATCCCCTTCAGGCTCATTGGACATCACCACTATTCCTCGTACGTTTTGCGAGCCATCTCTTCAAGAGATACGCCAAGAGCGTCAGCAATGGCCTTGGCCTTGCCGAGAGTCGGCTCCTTCGCTCTTCCGTTCAGAAGCGCGGAGATGGTTGAACGAGGGGAGCCGATCTTGTGAGCCAACTCGGCCGGTGACATCCCCTGCTTCTCGAGGTAGTAGGCAAGCACATAACGGTAGTCCATGGCCCCTCCCTGTAAGTCCAAATATTTACACGTACAAAGTATTGCACCGTTCAGACTTTTGTACAATACTGGGTGCGTACAAGTTTTGTACTTATGAAAGGAGAAGCAATGAAACTGTCCGAGAAAGTCAATGAGTACGCCGAGAGGGAGAACAGGACGCGCGATTCAATCGCCGACGAGCTTGGCATGAGTCGTTCCTCGTTCTTCAACAAGGTCAAAGGCTCGTATGAGTTCAGCCTGTCCGAGGCCTATGCCTTCTCCAGAATTCTCGGCGTGACGCTCGACGAGTTCCACGCGCTGGCGGTGGCGTAATGCCCCGCAACCAAAGGCTCGACATCATGCGCCGGAAATTGCAGCGCCGCTTCAAGACTTGGAAGGGACGCCGTGCGTAATGACGTGGACGAGCAGCGAAGTCCGCTACCTCGAGGAGCACGCCGGGGACGGGGCCGTGGCCATAGCCGAGGCCCTCGGCAAGACGGCGAGGGCGGTGGAGGTCCAGGCGTCGAAATACGGACTCTCACTCCGTAGGCGCTGGATATGCCCGCGTTGCGGGCGGCAGACCTTCAAGCCGCTATCCAGCCGGACCGGATGGTGCGTCTCCTGCACAAGGGAGCAGCGCGCCTCCGAGATCGCCGAGCAGGTGCGGGCGATGGAGGAGGAGGTGAGGAGAGAGAACCTCGTGAACAAGGAGCGGCAGCGGCTCTACAGCCGCAAATACCGCGCAAAACGACAAATCGACGAGAAGTTTTCGAGAAGCGAGAACCAAGGAACGGAGGAAGAATGACCCCTCAAAACAGATACGCGGGCACCCCCAGCAACCACACCAAGAGCGCCCGCACGTCCAACAGGACTCCCCGCATCGTAGCACGCGAGGGCTACCGCCTGCCAGCGCAGGAGCGGGCCGACAGGCAGAGGGACGCCTTCAGGGCCGGGCTTCTGGTCGGCATCACCGTGACGGCGCTCGCCATGTGCGCGCTGCTGTGGCTCTGGATTATCCCGACCATGGACGGCGCGGTGCACAGCGCCCAGGCCGCATACGAGGCGGTGGGCATCCATGCGTAACGACGAGCGCTACAACCCCAAGCCCCAGAGCGGCCAGCTCGAGATATTCGGCCTCGGGGCCAAGGGCGAGGCGGACGCCGAGGACGCGCGCCGCTGGATTGACGAGAACCCCGGCGCATGGAACTACATGGTCGAGAACGCCGCGAGGCTCTCCAAGAAGGGCTACGTGAGCGCCAACTACCTCGTCAACATGGTCCGAAACGAGCTGCACGTGGGCGTGCGCAACGGCCTCGCGCCGTCCTTCGCCCGAATCATGGAGGCACGCTACCCCAGCCTCAAGGACGCCTTCAACAAGCACCGCAGCCAGTCCGACGGGTTCACGGCATGAGCTGGGTCAGGCACAAGGAGCGCTCCATGACCTTCCAGCTCGAGCTGGAGAAGATCGTGGGCAAGGAGCGCCACCGGACCGACCCGCGAACCGGACGCAACTACACCCCGAAGCAGACGAGGCTCGCCGAGGAGGCCGTACGCAGGGCCTACAGGGCCGAGCACGAGGACCACGGGGACTTCGACGGAATCGTGACCGTCGCCATCGAGACCTTCAGGCCCCTGGCCAAGAGCAACCCGAAGTACTGGGCGGGCCGCGCCGACCTCGGCAAGCCCGACTGGGACAACATCGGCAAGCTCATATGCGACGCGCTCAACGGCGTCGCGTACACGGACGACGCCCACGTGGTGATGGGCGGCGTCCAGAAGGGATGCCGCACGCCATACGGCACGCCGCCGCTGGCAAAGGTGTGCATCACCCACTTCACCGAGGAATACGTAAAGGAGAAAAAGAAATGAAATACGTGAAGAACAACCGCGCGGACGAGTTTGGCACCTTCACCCAACTCGACGGAATCATGAAGTGCTCGGCGGCCATCGCCACCAACACCGCACTCAAGGTCGCCGGGGACGAGCGCTATAACGGCCGAATCGCCGCCCGCGCCCTCTACGAGCAGATCGCCTTCTGCGAGTCGATGCTCGAGGGGTTCGACGAGGAGGACCGCAAGAAGGCCCTCGAGGACGTGCGCGCGTGGCTCGACAAGGAAGACCGTTCAATCTCGCGCGCACTGTTCGGGTTCACCCGCACCTCGGCCAACTTCTAGGAGGCGCATATGGAACCCATGGAAATCAGGACCAACTTCAAGCAGGCGACGGTCAAGGGCGGCACGGCCGTGCTGCAGCTCGAGATTCTGACGAGCGACGGAAACGCCTTCCCCATCCTCAAGCTCTCCGGCAAGCCCGTCATCCTGACGGTGGCCGACATCCAGGACGAGCTGCCGCTCGACTACGACGAGGAGGACGAGGGCGAGCCGCTCCCGTTCGACCGACCGGCGAACGTGGACGCGGAGACGGGAGAGGTATACGAGGTCATCACGGACGAGGCGCGAATGATTGGAGACGGTGAGTAATGGAGTACACGCAGGACGAGAGGCTGGCCGTGCTCACGGCCATGCAGAAGCAGATTGAGCCCGCGCTCAAGGAGGCTAAGGCCATCGCGCGGCAGGAGATCATGGAGGGCTTCGCCGAGACCCACACCGACCGCCGCGCCATCATCGTCGGCGACGAGAAGGTCGGCGAGATCGGCATCAGCTACAGCAAGGCCGCCCCGGTAATCCTCAAGGAGCGCATGGACGAGGCCGTGGCCTTCCTCGACTCCATCGGCATGGTGGACATCGTGCCCAAGAAGGGCTGGGAGGCCCACTTCGCCAAGGCCGGGGACAAGGTCGTGTGCACCGACACGGGCGAAATGGTCGACTGGGCCATGTGGTGCCCCAGGTCGCCCAAGACCGCAGCGGTGCGCGGCTGCGCCCCCGAGGACGTCATGCAGGCGCTCGGCCCGCGCGTCGAGGGAATGAGCGCGGCCGCCCTGCTCGGGGACGGTGAGCTGTAATGGCCGAGGATGTGCCCATGGTCCAGGCGGTGGAGCCGGATACGTTCGACCCGGCCGCGATGTTCACCCAGCTGCTCGCGGAGGCGCAGGCCGAGATGGTCAACCCGACCAAGAGCAAGACGGGCCAGAAGGGATACCAGACCTACTCGTACTCACCGCTTGACTTGGTCCTGAACATCATCAGGCCGCCGCTGAACAAGCGCGGAATCTTCTTCTACCAGCGCTCCGAGGTCGCCGCCAACGGCGCGGGCATGCTCCTGAACACCATCGTGGCCTTCGGCGGCGAGGAGCGCGTGCTCGACGTGAAGCCCTACGAGTACGCCAGCGACCCGCAGGAGTTCGGCAAGCGCGAGACCTACGCCCGCCGGTACTCCGCGCTCATGGCCTTCGGCCTCGTGGGCGAGGAGGACACCGACGGCGACACAGGCCCCAAGGAGACGAAGGAGAAGGCCCCGACGAAGCCTCGTCCGAGCAAGCGCAAGGTGATGCTCGCCAAGATAGCGAAGCTCAAGGCCGAGTGCATGCAGAACGGCGTCAAGGAGGAGGGCCTCCGCGCGTACGAGGAGGCCAACTTCGGCACCGACGACACGACCAAGCTCACCGACAGGCAGCTCGAGGAGCTCGGCAAGCATCTGGCCCAGATGGCCAGGGACAGTAAGGAGATTGACTAGTGAGCAGCGGAATCAACACGGTCGCCATCAGCGGCAACCTCGGGCGCGACCCCGAGCTGCGGGCCACGCAGACGGGCACGCAGGTGCTCCGGTTCTCGGTGTGCGTCAACGAGCGCCGCAAGGTCGGCGACGAGTGGCAGGACGTGCCCAACTGGGTCGACGTGACCGTTTTCGGCAAGCGCGCCGAGGCGCTTAACCGCTATCTGTCCAAGGGCACGCACGTGTGCGTCCAGGGCAGGCTGCGCCAGAGCAAGTGGGAGAAGGACGGCCAGAAGAACAGCCGCCTCGAGGTGATCGCGGACAACGTCACGTTCTCCGGCGGTGCCAAGCGCGACGACGTGCCCGACGAGGTCTACGACGACGATTGCCCGTTCTAAGGAGTGAAGATGGAGCAGTATTCGATTCTCGACCTCGCGCTCGAGGTCTACATTCCCGGTGCGCACGGCTACGGGTGCACCGAGGGCCAGTGCGTCTACACGGTCACCAACGGCCAGGCGCTCCTGGTCGAGGCAAAGGTCAAGCGCTCGCGCGGCAACGACGCCGCGCCGAAGGTCAACAAGAAGCGTCTGCAGCGCGTGGCCATGTGCTTCGCCGCCGACCATCCCGAGGTCGAGGCCATCAGCTTCGACGTGCTCGAGGTGATCGTGGGCAGCGAGGCCACCCTGACGTTCAACGCGGCCAAGGCCGCCTTCGCCTGGGAGCGATGACATGGAGGAGGCCCAATTCAAGTGGCTTCCCAAGTTCACCGCAGCCTGCGCCAAGGCACCGGAGGAGCAGCGAGGAAAGCTCCTCTGGGCCTTGGCCCAGTACGGCACCTACGGCATCGAGCCTGATCTGGAATGGCCGCTCGATGCCATCTTCGCCAGCGTCCGCGAGGACATCGACTACTCGAAACGGTGCATAGCGGCAGGCAAAACGGGTGGACGAGGCAACAGAAAGCCCCCTTTAGACGGTACTAAACCCCCCTTTAGCGAAGCAGAAACCCCAAACGACAAGCCGGAAGGAAACGACGAACCCCTTTCGGATACGCAAAAGGGTGACGGGGACAGCGCCGAAGCCAAAGCAAAGCAAAGCAAAGCAAGGCAAGGCAAGGCAGTTAGTAAGAGATTCGTCAAACCCGCGCTCGCGGAAGTCGAGGAATACGTCTCGGCCAAGGGCTACACGTTCAACCCCGAGGCGTTCTGGAGCTACTACGAGGCAGTCGGGTGGAAGGTCGGCAGCAAGCCGATGAAGAACTGGAAGGCCGCGTGCTCCACGTGGCAGCAGCGCGAGGCGAAGAAGGAGGTCAAACATGATGCGTACTCAAGTCTCTGACGTACTCATGCCCGACGGGGCGCGCGAGCAGATCGCCGCAATCATGCGCTCACGCCTCCGCAAGGCCGGGCTACGCGGCCCCTACGCCGAGGCCGACTGCGACCTCGGCAAGCGCATGGCCAAGCTCGCCGAGAAGGGCAAGGGAGCCTACCTCTGGGGCGAGCCGGGCACGGGCAAGACCTACGCCGCCGCCTGCGCCGTTCGCATGGCCGTTCTGGACGGGACGAGCGCCAAGCTGGTCACCACGAGCCGCCTGCTCGACGACATCCGCTCCGAGTACGACGGCGGCGAGCGCGGGGCGCTCCGCAGGGCCGAGCGGTACAGGCTCCTCGCCCTGGACGACCTCGGGGCCGAGCGCCCGACCGAGTGGGCCATCGAGACGCTGACGCGCCTCATCGACACCCGCGTGGCCGAGGGCCTGCCCACCATCGTCACGAGCAACTACCGCATCGGCCAGATCAGGGACCTCTGGGGAGGCATGGCGGGCAAGCGCGTGGCGTCGCGCCTCGCCGGTGCGTGCAGGCCCATCGAGGTCAAGGGGCAGGACAGGAGGCTCGGATGATAGTGAGCGCATCGCAGCTCCGTGGAGTCCCGAAGGACCGCGCGGAGCTCTACGGCAAGCCCCACGTCGGCGCGCGCTACGTGGGCAACCGCTACGAGCTGACCGCCGAGCGCTGCGGAATCTGCGGGCGGCAGGCGACCAACTGCCACCACCTCGTGCCGAGGCGCTGCGGCGACTTCGCCCTCGTAACTCCAAGGGGCACGTGGCGGCTC